GATTTTGAAGACAAGTCTGTTCTGTTTCCTTATTTTGATTCGGTTAGCTTAGGTATTGCCCTAGAGGTTGACAAGTCAGTAGGAAGAAAGTATGACACGTTGGAAGATTGTGTCATGGAAATAGAAGAATTGAAGGATGAACTTTCTATGATTGTTATGACAGTAACTTCAAATGGTCGTGAGCGATGGGACACGCCAGAAGTTAAAACTGGAGCAGGAAGAAAAAGTAGACTAAGGAAAGACCGTTACTCATCATTGATAATGGCAAATATGTCTGCCAGATATCTTAGCGTCGAAAAGACCACTTTAGATATTGGTGCTATCGGTGGATTTGCCGATGGAATGCCTCACTTTGGCGCAGTAGACGAGAAGCTTTTTCAGGGGCCGTCTTGGTTTACTGAAAAAACTAAAGGTTTGTACTAGAAATTTGTTTATTGTGTATAGTAATACAATCGACAATACTACTGTTAATTGTATTAAAGGAAAAAATTAAATGCCAGATAAGCCTATGTTCAAATCTTGGTCTGATGATCGAGAAAGAAACGACATGATTCAATCCTACCAGACAGAATCCGGTTCTTATGATGGGGTTGTGCATCGCTCAGAGGCGCATAGGGGTAATTATGGATCTGATAGACAGACATATCTTGATATAGAACCTGATCGCAGTGTGCGACCTTCTTTTAACCGTTCTGACTACGATGCCTTTCGTCCGGGTGAAGCCGTTCCATATAGGCAAAAAAGAATTATGGCTGCCTGCGGGACAGCTTATGATAAAGTTGGAATTATTCGCAATGTAATTGATCTTATGAGTGATTTTGCTAGTCAGGGATTGGTTCTTGTTCATCCTAACAAGCAGATTGAGAAATTTTATCGTAAATGGTTTAGTCAGGTGAAGGGTTACGATAGAACAGAACGTTTTCTTAACTATCTTTACAGACAAGGGAATGTTGTAGTTCAAAGAAGAACTGCCAAGCTAAATAAAAAACAGGAAGAAAATTTAAAAAGAGCTGCCGGTGCAGATATTGTACTTGAGCTACAAAAGCAGGTAAAAAGAGAAATTCCTTGGGTTTACGATTTTATTAATCCTGTAGCTATTGATGTAAAGGAGGGCACTCAAGCTACCCTTGGTCGGCCAGAGTTTATGTTGAATATTTCAAAGTATACCTATAATTCTTTAATGAATGATATATCTAATGATACAAGTCCAGTAAAAACTTTACCTTTAGATGTCCAGAGAAGGTTGGCAGCGGGTGAAAGAAAATTACCTCTGGATATGAAAAGAACATTCTTTTATCATTACAAAAAGGATGACTGGCTTCTTTGGGCGAATCCAATGATTTACGCTATTCTTGATGATGTTAATATGCTGGAGAAAATGAAACTTGCTGATCTTGCTGCTTTAGATGGAACAATAAGTCAGGTCAGGTTATGGACTGTTGGTGATTTTGATAACAAGATTGTTCCAACTAAGGCTGGTCTAGAAAAGATTAGAAACATTATAGCCAGTAACGTTGGTGGCGGTACTATGGATTTAGTTTGGGGGCCGGAGCTTTCTTTTACCGAGAGTAATTCTCAGGCATATAAATTCTTAGGTGCTGAAAAGTATCAGCCAGTTCTTACTAGTATATATGCCGGATTAGGAATTCCTCCTACTTTGACAGGCGCTTCCGGTTCCGGTGGCGGGTATACGAACAACTACGTTTCCTTAAAAACACTTATAGAGAGATTAGAATATGGAAGAGAGGTTGTGGCAGGTTTTTGGAGGCAGGAGATAGAGTATGTTAGAAAGGCTATGGGTTTTAGACTTCCTGCTGAAATCCATTTTGATTCAATTATACTGTCTGACGAATCAGCTCAGAAAAAGCTACTTATGGATTTGGTTGATCGCGGGATTATGTCTGACGAAACTTTGTTAGAAAGAATGAGGGAGCTTCCTAGTATCGAAAAGGTTAGAACAAAAAGGGAACAAAGAGAAAGAGCTAATCAAGATATACCCAACAAAGCCGGTCCTTATCATAATCCTCAGCATAAGGAGGATATTGCTAAGATTGCTATGACTAAAGACATTCTCAACTCAGAAGAATACTTGGAGGATAATCTAGGACTGCCTTACAAAGAAATAGATATACCAAAGCCACCAGCTATTCCGGCTAAACCAAAAGATGAAGACTCTCCACCACAGGACGCAGGTCGTCCTAAAAATTCCAAAGATGTGAGTCCTAGAAAACAGAGGCGTGTACTACCGAGAAGTGCCGAGCCTACTTCTGCTGTATTGTGGGGTATCGAGGCGCAGGAAAAAATATCAAAGCATATGAACAATTTTGCTTGTCGACATTTTAATAAGTCTAGCGCTAGACAGTTAAATAAGTCAGAGGTTGACCAATTAGAGTATTTAAAGCTTTGTATTTTTACAGGTCTTGATCCTATGATTGAGGTTACTCCTGAGATAATTAAAGATGTATTATCATTAAACACTAAACCAAGTCAGGCTTTTTTGGATATCTCTGATGCTAAGATAACAACCTTTAATACAGTTATAAGAAGAAAGCCAAGTTCTTCCGATATGCGACATATTTACGCCTCTGCCTTCGCTGAGATTTTTTGCAGTTGGTCTGAATAAAACAAAAAAAGAACCATATATCTATTGTTTTGTGTATTATCATTTATGGAGAAAACTAATATGAAAATACCCATCTATCAATCTGAGATTAACTCTGGATTAGAAGATCAAATAAAAAACAATTCTGTGGCATATGTTTCTGCGGCAAAATCGGACCCAGTTCCGAAATTAGACGTTGTAGAGAATTTGCACAAAATGTTAGCGCAAAAAATTAGCGACAACCAACTGGCGGTCGCTGACAACAGGGATCAGATTGATTTATATTACATTAAGTCTGTTTTGGTAAGCACAGGCTGGAACAAAAACGATGACGTTTTTGATCCTCAAGAACTCTGGAATGCAAGAAACACTCCAGAAGACAAGCCATTTAATTTTATGCATGATGAAAAAGATATCATCGGACATATTACTGCTAATGAGGTTGTCGATTTTAATGGTGTTTCTATCAATCCTTCAATTGAAGTTGCGCCTAAAGAGTTTAATATTCTTACCTCCGCTGTTATCTATACGGAATGGTCTGATATCGAACAAAAGCAAAGATTAAATCAAATCGTTGCTGAGATCGAAGATAATAAGTGGTTTGTTTCTATGGAATGCTTATTCCCTGACTTTGATTATGCTCTTAAAAATTCTAAGGGTGAAACTAAGGTTGTTAAAAGGAATGAGGCTTCTGCATTTTTAACAAAGCATTTAAGATCATATGGAGGAAATGGAAATTATGATGATTACCAAGTGGGAAGACTGTTAAGAAACTTATCGTTCTCTGGTAAAGGCTTGGTTTCAAAACCAGCAAACCCGCGAAGTATAATTCTGGAAGGAAATGATTTTTTCGACGAATCAAAATCTAAATTGTTAACTTTATCTTCACTAAAGGAGAAGAATAGTATGTCAGATCAACTAGAGGCTCAGGTTAAAGACCTTAGAGCATCTTTAGCAGAAGCAAAAGCTGCTAATGAAGCACTTAAAGAAAAAGTAGAACAGGAAGCAAAAGCTGGTTACGAAACCCAAATTGCTGATCTTGAGACTCAAATTCAAACACAAGCAGTAGAGCTTGAAAAAGTAAATGTAAGCTTGGCTGAGAAGTCAGAAGCTTTCGACGCTCTTACCGTAGCAAAAACAGAACTTGAAGAGTCTGCTGAAGCTATGAAAAAAGAAGTTGAAGCAATGAAAAAGAAAGAGGCTATGATGAAGCGTAAGGCAGAGCTTGCAGAAGCAGGTTTTGACGCAGAAGAAGCTGAGACTACGGTTGCTGAATTCGCAAACCTTGCAGACGAAGACTTTGCTAGAGTTGTGGCACTTGTTAAAAAGTCAGCAATGAAAAAAGAAGAATCAGAAGCGGCTATGCCTCCTGCATTAAAGGAAGCTATCGAGAAGAAAAAGAAGGAAGAAGAAGAAAAAGAAGCTAAAGCTAATTCAGATGAAGCTGACTCGGCAGAAGCTAGTGTTGAACTTCTTGATAATGTTGAGACTTCCCAAGAAGCCGCTGTCGCTCAGATAAGCTCTCAGCCAGAATCAGAATCGGATACGCTTCGTGCATCGGCATCAGAATGGATTGGATCTCTTTTGAAATCCACCAAATAATTTATACATATATAATAGAATCCTTAAAGGAGATTAAAAATGGCTCTAAAGCAAGACAGATCAACTCTGCAAACTGACATCAGCTTCTTCATGAATGAAGTTGCAACACGAGGGGGTGTAGCCGCCCTTTCAACCGCTGGATCGGGAGCATCGCTAGATAACGGTAGCGCAGTTGTTACTTACGCAGCTGACCCATCCGGTGTAGCACCTCTCGGTCTCTTGGTTAACGATATGGTCAATTACGACCTTACTCGTCAACACTTGAACCAATACAAAGACGAAGTTCAGAAGGGTGGAAAGGTCACTCTTCTTAACAAAGGATGGGTTGTTACCAACTCATTGGAAGGAACACCTGCGGGTGGAGATTTGGCCTACTTGGGCCACAGTGGAAATATTGCAACGCCTACTGCGGCTGACGGTATTTCCGGTGCAAAGGCTAATGCCGTAGGACGTTTCCTTGGTGGCGTTGACCAGTATGGCTACGCTAAAGTCTACATTGACTTGCCTAACAACTAATAGATTCTTTTTTAAGGAGAACACTTACTATGTCAAAAGAAAGACCTTCTGGCGAATTTTTGGAACTGCTTCGCAGATCCGGCGATAGCGACAAAACTGTTGCTATTCAGGCACAGCGAGAAATCGCTAAAGCTTTAGAGACACCTCTTCGTAAGGGTGTTTTGTTTGGTGATGTTGTTCGTGGTATTTATGAGGCTATGCCTCTTGAGCCGGGAGCTTCACCCGAGTTTCCGTTGGACCTTCTGGCCCCCGGAACAGAGATTGATCACATTGCTTTCACGAACCCCGGTAACGGTCGTATTCCTGAGAAGCATGTCGAAAGTGATTACGTCATGATTAACACTTATGGTGTTACTTCTTCGATTGACTTCCTTCTTCGTTATGCCCGCGAAGCTAACTGGAATGTTGTTGGTCGCGCTATGCAGGTTCTTGAGTCGTCCTTCGTAAAGAAGATGAACGACGATGGCTGGCACACTCTTCTTGCTGCTGCTGTTGATCGTAACATCTTGGTATACGATGGTGACGCTGGCGCTGGTCAGTTCACCAAGCGGCTTGTAAGTTTGATGAAAACTGTTATGCGTAGAAACGGTGGCGGTAATAGTGTTACTGCTCCCGGTCGACTGACTGACCTTTACATGTCACCAGAAGCTATTGAAGATATCCGCAACTGGGGCGTTGACCAACTTGATGACGTTTCTCGTAGAGAAATTTACGTTGCAAACGACAATGGTCCCCAGCTTACTCGCGTGTTTGGAGTAAATCTTCATGACTTGTTTGAGTTTGGTGATGGTCAAGAGTATCAGGATTACTTTATTAATGATCTTGGTGGCAGTATCGAAAGTAGTGACGTTGAATTGGTAGTTGGCATAGATCAAAGTGCCAATGATAGCTTTGTAATGCCTGTGAAGAAAGAAGTTGAGATCTTCGAAGATCCTGCTCTTCATCGTCATCAGCGTCAGGGTTATTACGGATGGGCCGAAATGGGCTTCGGTGTTCTTGATAACCGAAGAATTATCGCTGGCTCGTTCTAATTTTTAGAGTTAGTGTTTAAACTATCCCGTCCCGCCGATTTTGGCGGGGCGGGTTCTTTTGGTCTGACAAACAGGAATTAAAGGATGATTGATTTCATTATAGATGTTGAACCTCTAGTAAGCCAAGGTCTCGACTACAATGCTATAGCGGAGCATCTATCGGCCAAAACTTCTAGCACAATGGTAAGTAATAATTGTAAATATATTCTACAGCAGTCTGGTGCCTGTTTAACCGACCCGGTTTTGATTAATCAAAGAACCGGCTCTCTTATCGAATACTACAAAACATTAGATCCTGCAAGTGAGCAAAAAGCATTAATAGCATGGTTTCTTGATGA